CGTGGCCAGCACCCTACCTTCTTAATTGTGGATGAGAGTCCACTTATAGATGATAAATTATTCATTGACAATGTAGAGCCCTGTATTGTAGCGAACAAAGCACCTTTTATTAACTTAGGTACCCCAAAAAGTAAAGAAAATCATATGTGGCGTTATTTATATGATGACGCTTATGCAGACACATTTACAAGATTAGTGTACACATGGAAAGATGCGGTAAAGGCTGGTAGAGCCTATACGCCTCCATATACCGAATCAGAAATGCTTGACAAGATGGTAGAGTGGGGAGAAGATTCAATATACTGGAGAACAGAATATGAGTGCGAGTTCGTCGAGTCGGTCTCGAACATCTTCAATCCAGAAGCTATCAAAGCCTGTAGAACAAGAGGAACCTATTTCGCAGAGCGAGGAAAGGTTTATCCGAATTGTACTGTGGCCGTGGATATTGGTAAGTCCGTTAATAGCACTGTTATTAGCGTTTGGGCCGTCGAGAAAGCAGCAAAGGGAAATATTGCAAGACTTATATCCTTGGAAGAAATTAATCCAAGAAGCGGCGGACACGACATTCCATATCAACGTAAGCGTATCACTGACACTGCTACAGATTTTGGTGCTGAGCGTATTATTATTGACGCTACTGGAATTGGGGGTGCGATTGAGCAAGACATAAGAAAGTCCTGTTATGATGAAGGTATACACTTTATACCTTTCGTTTTTACTGGTGGACCAAAGGGTACTAAAACCCAAGCATATAGAGATTATGTGTCATATATACAACAAGGTATAGTAAAAATACCACATCCTAAAGATTTAGACACAAATGATGCAAAATTAGTCAATAAATGGATAAGAGAGCATTGTGAATTAGAATATGTGATGGATGCAGCCCAAAAAACAGAAAGAATAGCTGCTCCAGATGGTAAACATGACGATTATTGTGATAGTTCTGTCATGGGAATACATGCATGTTTGTCAATGTCTCCAGCAAGTGCAACCTTTGCGAGTGCTAATATGAGTGGAAACACTCGTAGAAACAGTGTAAATAGTAGTATACCTTCCGTTTTTAGGACCGGAAAGAGGGGAAATACCCTAAATAAACGTATACCGGGAGGATTATGAGCGAAAGCTTTATATACTCTGTTTATATAATAGGAATTGATAGCTATGGCTCTACGTGATTATTTGCCTTGGAATAGGCGTAAATTTGCGTCGGTGGGGTCTAACCCGCCATTTGCAGCAAACGAACCCCGAGATTTCGGAGCGGGCGTTATTAAACGCATTCAGCTCCAAAAGAGCGGTGGTGCATTCGGTTCTGCATACGAAAAGCAAATAGGAGATGCAAGAACGTACATGAATGTGTACCTAGCTGACCCTATTGTTAGAACGCTTATTGACCTTCCGTGTTTATACGCGGCCAAGGATGGTTACGATATAGTAACTGATAATGACGAAGAACGCCAAGCTATCACTAAATTATTTGATGATATAAATATTGACCAATTATTATATGGTTGGTTGAGAAATGGTCGTATTTTTGGTACTTCATACATGGAATGGACAGGAGACAACCTAGTTTTAAGGTCTTCTGTTAATATGAATGTCCAAAGAGCAGCTAATGGTCAGATAATGCATTATTATCAAGATTTAGGAGATGAACAAAATTCTGTGAGGTTTGAAGAAGATGAGATTATTGAATATAAAAATAACTGCTTCGATGATTTCGCTTATGGTTTATCTGACATTCATCCAATTTTGTATTTGGTTGACCTTAAAGATTATGCAGAACGGGATATTGGTGCTGCTCTCAATAAATACGCTAATAGTCGCTTTGATATTAGCTGCGGACTTCCCGATATGCCTTATAATGCTGACAAAATTAATGAAGTGGTGGCAGCATTCAACGGATTAGAACCCGGTGAAGATATTATACACGGTAATGATATTACTGTTAAAGAACTACAAGGTACACAAAGAGCTTTTGAGTACGGAAAGTACACAGACGATATATTAAAGAAGATACATATAGCTTTAAAGGTACCTATTACAATGTGGGAAAAGCCAGAACAGGCAAGACCTATATTTGAACCTTACGTTAAACATTTACAAGCCGCAGTTGAATCTGCTATCAACGCACAGTTGATGCCACAACTAGAAAGTGGCGATGCTAGATTTAAATTTAGGCAAATTAATGTTGATGATGCTTTTGTTAAAGCAAAGACTGACATGGTTTATCTGTCTGAAGGTGTATTATCACCATCAGAAGTTAGAATGGAAAGGGGATTGAATCCGGAAGGAATAGCAGAAATGCAAGAAACGGCACCGAACGTTAACCTATCTGGAGGAAAAGACCAAGATAAACAAGAAGAGTCCGCAAGGACAGAAAATAGAGCTGGTAACGAACCAGCAGCAAATCCAACGGGGGATAGAGAGAATGAGTAAAGAATATGCGTATGAGCATTGCTTACTAGAAACAGCGCCACGACTAAAGAAGCGTGGCCACGAGAACTACCAAGAACTTGCATCTAATTTATGTAGAATGCGAGTTGACACAATGCCAGACGAAGAAGCTGGCCGACAATTTGCAAGTAACGTAAATGGTAACGTAGACGGAACCAAACGCACATTTGCAATGGAAGTGTTTGGAGATGTAGCTCTCGTTGACGATTATCATGAATTCCCAGTTGTCGCTATAACATCGGGTCCCCACGATGAAGACGGCGACCAAAAAGTCTTTATAGAACCTAGTATTCTAAAAGACAACCTTGAAGCTTTTAACGAGCTACCAGTTTACTTTAACCATCAACGTACCCCCGACGATTTGTTGGGCATGGCTATCAACCCGGAATACGTAGAATTAGAAGATGGTTTACAAGCTGTAAAGCTTATGGCACGCATCCACAAAGATGCACAAAAAGCAAATGAAGTGTTAGAGAAAATAGAAAATGGCGATATGACTCATGTCAGTATTGATTGGCTTTCCAAGGATGTTGACGTTCTAGGTGAGCCATTTGCAACAGACATCCGTCCTGTCGAGGTGAGTTTCATTGATAATGAGACTCGTACACCTGTGTGTGACGCATGTACAATTGAAACGAAATGTGAGGAAAAGGAAGAATCTTGTGACTGTGATGGTCATGAGGAAAAGCAAGTACCTGTGGAACACGGGTCAACTAGCGAGGTAACTATGACAGAAGAAGTAGTAGAAAATAAATCAGAGAGCAAAATCGTAGAGCGTGAATTCGCAGCTATGAAAGATAAGCTCGTAGAGATGGAATCTGTCCTTGCAGAGAAAACTTCAGAACACGAAGAAGCTCTAAAAATCATCGCAAAGTTCGAGGAAGCAGAAGAAGCTAGAAAAGTCGAGGCTCAAAAAGCACGCGTTTCTGGATTCGTTGATGCAATTATCAACAAAGAAGCATTACTCGGCAAGGTAGATGATGAGAATAAAGAAGAGCGTATGAAGGAACTTAACGCATGGGATGAGATTAAGCTAGAAGGATTCAGCATCGCTATGGAACAAATACCAGTTCCTGAAGAGACCGAAAGGACCTTCGGAAAAGGTAAATCCGTAGAAGCTGAAGCAAAACCAGAAGAAGTAGATGCACCAGAAACATCACGATTATTCGCGATGAAAGATGGACGCATTGTATTCAATTCTGGCGAAGAAGAAAATAAGGAAGAATAAATATGGCAGAAACAAAAACAGTCCTAATAAATGATGGTGGAGCACCAGCTCGTATCATTAATTTTACGGCGGCAGCAGCTATTTCAGCAGGAGAGGTATTAGATATCGACTCTAACGGCAAAGTAGCACTAGCAACCGATGGTACTTTACCAATTGCCGGTGTAGCATTAGTAGATGCTGCATCTGGAGATTTATGTTCAGTTATAACCGGAAGTGGATATATCGCAAATTTAATTTGTGAAACAGTCAGCAAAGGAGATAACTTAATGGTAGACACCAGCGGAACAGCAGGAGCTTTAGATACAGCTGGAAGCAACGACACAGACCGTGTTGTAGCAATGGCTTTAGAAGCTCAAGCTTCAAGTGGAGGAACACTAACAAAGTGTTTGGTACTCTAAGGAGATAAATAAATATGGTAACAGCACAAGAAGGTATCGCAAATTCAGCACTATCTAGTGTAGCAAACCGTGTACTTGTCGATTACAAGGATGCTTTACAAGACTATAAAGTCACAAGCATGCCTGTCATCGAGATGTTCGCAGAGCGCTTCACAACAGAAACTGGTGGAGATGTAGATATAAGTTTTTCAAAACCTAGCATGAAGCTAGAACAACTAGAAGAAGGCGCAACACCTGCATACCAACACACTGACCTCAGAAATGAGAGAATTAGTGTTAAGGAATGGGGTATTGCAGTCGGAGTAACCCGAAGAATGCTCGAAGATTCACGTTTCTCAGAAATGGAATTAGCTTTGAACGAAGCAAGAAGAGCAGTAGAGAGACACGTAACCGAACACGCTATTAAAGCACTTTTCGGTATCGCAGACACAACCTACGGAACAGGTATCAGTGGAAGTGACATCGTAACTTCATCAGAAGAAGGTGCAGTCACAACTTTCGCTAACAACGTACACGGTGGTTTCTTTGGAGAATTAGACACAGATGGTAGCGGTGGACTTGACACAGCAGCTGATGTAAGAATAGCAGATTATGGTATCTACAGCAAGGATGACCTTGCAGGATTAGGACCAGCATCTACTGGTACTCACTACATCGCAGCTTCTGACGCAAGTGGAACCGTCAGCACAGTCGGAGATATCTCATTACAAGATATCACCAACGCAATGGAATTAATTGGTTCAAAAGGCGGAAATGCAGACACAGTCATGATTTCACCTATGCACTACAAAACTCTATTGAACTTGGCTGACTTCACTGTACCTTTCGCAGGTTCAAGTACTTCAATGACCGCAGTAACCAAAGGTGGAATGGACTACGTTAACGATGTATCAAGAAGTGGAGTTGTTGGACAACTTTACGGATTGAACGTTGTCATGAACTCTTACATACCAAAGAACAGATTTGGTGTGTTCGACATGTCCGTCAAACCTATGGCTTACGTCGAAAGACGTGGTCTAACTGTAGAAGAAGCTAACCCCGGATTCGGAATCACTGGTTCTTACATGTCCATGAGATATGGATTAAAAATTATCAGACCTGAAGCTGGTGTCATCGTTATTGGTGATTAAGCTTAACTCTAGTTAGTATAAGATAAGATAATCGCTCGGCTGGTGCGATAAACCAAACCAGCCACTAACCCCACAAAGGAAAAAATATGGTAAAAATATCTAGAAACATCAAAAAGCCCGGAACTCCATTAGGAGGTGTAGGTGCAGAACGCGTTAAAGGCAGAGCACACTCTTTAGTTTTAGATGACAGATTGATTTCTAAACAATTTATTTCAAACAAAGCAGATTCAAAAGTTAGTGACGCTGCTTTCGGTGGGTCTTGGTCTACAGTAACTGATGTTGCACCAAGTAAACAAGCAGTTCACGCTTATTTAAATTCTTTATCAGTTTCTACTTCAGCTTGGACTCAAGAAGATGCTAGTGCAGGAACTTCTAAAACAAAAACATTTGATAGTGGTAATGTAGGTATAGGTTCAACCTTAGCTTATAGTGCTATTGATGAAAAACTTGTTGTTGATGGAAACGTAAAAGCTGTTGATTTTATTTCAACTGGCGACGCAAATATAGGTGATGACTTATCACTTAGTTCCGATGCATCTATTCTTAATTTTGGTGCAGATAGTGATGTTAATTTAACACATGTAGCCGACACTGGTTTACTTTTAAATAGTTCTAGGCAATTACAATTTGGTGATTCTGGAACTTATATTCATCAATCAGCCGACGGAATATTAAATTTAGTGTCTGATACAGAGATAGAAATAAATGCATCCACCATTGATATGAATGGTGCAGCTGATATTTCAGGTAACCTTACCGTTGGAGGTAATACTACAATTACAGGTAACCTTACAGTTAATGGTACTGCTACAGCAATACACACAACCAACACAACAATAAATGATAATATAATAGTACTAAACAACGATGTAACTGGGACACCTAGTGAAAACGCAGGCGTTGAAGTAGAACGTGGTACTTCTACAAATGTAGCAATACGATGGAATGAAAGCACAGATACGTGGCAAATAACAAATGACGGTAGCACATATAACAATATAAGAAGTGATGCTGACGCTCACGATGCTATAACTATAGATAATCAGGGAACTGGTTTATTAAGTTTAAGTAGTCAAGCAATAGCAGTTAATGATGTTATGGTTAAAAATTCAGGAGATACAATGACTGGACAATTGGTATTGTCTGGCACATCAGGTAGTTCAGGAACTACAGCATTAAGCGTTACTGGTGGTAATTCTTCTGCGTCGAATGCAGCAGTCTCGATAACGGGGCACCTTGAAGCATCGACAAAAAGTTTTAATATACCACATCCTTTATTAGAAAATAAAAGATTAGTATATGGTTCGTTAGAAGGACCAGAACATGGAATGTATGCAAGAGGAAGTTTTGATGTTAATGATGAAAGACGGGTTGTCGCTATTGACCTACCATTATATTGGTCGTCAATGGTAAATCCAGACTATACAGTAAGTCTTGCATCTTATGGTAATTATAATGTATGGATTAATGATAGAACAGAAGATGGTTTCTGGGTTGAAACAAATGCCGGAGATGATTGGAGTTTTGATTGGAATGTAATTGGATGTCGTAAAGACGCTAAATTGGAGGTTGAACCCGATGCCTGACCCAAGAGTAGTTGTAACCGGAGGAGGTTCCGGAACAGAAGGAAAGATTGAATTCTATAATGATGACGGAACAGAAATTGGTTCTATGGAACCAGAAAATACTTCAGGAGACTCAAGTACGGATGCAGTGAAAATAGATGGAATGAAAATAGACGGAGGAACTTTTTAATAAGTTAAGAACAAAATGGCAAATACAATACAAATAAAACGCTCAACTGGTACATCAGCCCCAACGGGTCTGAATGAGGGAGAATTAGCTTTCATTGATAATGGTACCGGAGGAGCTAACGGAAAACTCTTCATTGGTGATGCTGCTGATGGTACAGCAAGACACATTGGTGGAAGAGGAACAGGAGCAATTGGCGGAGGAGCAGCAAGCTCTTTGGCTTGTGATGATTTAACAGTAGGAGATGGAGCAGTTGCGCTATCAACTTCTTCTGGAAACATAACGATAGAAACTCAGAGTACTGACAGCGACATTATATTTAATGTAGACGATAATGATACACAAAGAACTGCTTTGACACTCGATGGTAGTGCAAATGCAGAAGCAGTTTTCTATTCAGACATTCACGTACCCGGTGAAGTTAAAACAACAAAACTTTCTTTTACAGATGGTGATGATGCTATAACTATTGCAGATGGTGGTGGATGTACTTTCGGAGTAAACACCACTCTAGCAGGTTTTGTTTTAGACGGCAACACCATTACAGGTGTAGATGATTCAGGCGAATTTACTGATGATGACAATCATATTATGACTTCAGCAGGAGTTAATGACCGTATTACAGGCTTTGGATATACAACTTTAGCTTTAGGTACATCAAGTTCTACTGCTCTCGCAGGTGACACAACTGTTAACGATGTTTCTGTTGCAAACTTAAAAACTAGATTAGCTGGTGGCTTTGGAAGTAACGCAGTTACCATTGGAGACACTAACGATGTAGTTACTATTGGTGGTTCTTTAGATATAGGAGACGGTAACATCGCAAACGTAGGCGATATAGACGCTGACTCTATTTCTGTTGCAGACGCAGCCGCAGGATTAAACATTGACTTTTCTGGTGCTAACACTGCAACAAGTGCACTCACTATAGGAGATAACTTAGCAGAAGCATTAGTTATCACGCAAGGTGGTAACGACTATTTGGATATTTGTACTACCGATGGTAGTGAAACTGTACACATAGGTCATGGAGTTGCTGATACAACAATTACACTAGGAGGTAGTAGTTCAGAAGTTGTAGTCGGAGACAACTTAACTGTTACAGGTGATTTAACAGTTAGCGGAACAACTACAACAGTTACTTCAACAACAGTAGCAATCGCAGACTCAATGTTAAAATTAGCAAAAGACCAAGCAAATGACGCAGACGCTCTTGATTTTGGTTTTTATGGACAATATGGTGATGGAACACAAAAATATGCAGGTGTATTTAGAGATTTAAGTGCTACTGGTGACCCTTTCACTTTCTTTGATGGTTTACAAGTAGAACCCGGCACAACTGTTAATACAGGTGGAACTGGATATGATTTAGCAGATATCTCTGCTGGAAAAATTACTTCAGCCGATGGTTTTGTAGGAGATATAACTGGTGACGTAACTGGTAACATTAATGGAAATTTAACAGGAACTCTGCAAACAGCTGCACAAGGTAATGTTACAAGTTTAGGAACTCTTACAGCATTAACAGTTGATGATATAGCTATGAATGGAAAAGTCATGACTATGACTGGTTCATCTGGCGACACAGCAACATTTACAGTTGGAACAAATGGTACTTTAGATATTACAACAGTTGACACAGCAGCAGCAGCAGCAAATATGACTTTAACTGCTGATGGAACTTTTGAAGCAGTTGGTTCAACAATAACATTAGATTCTGGTGGAGCAATCAATCTTGAGCCAGCATCTGGTTCAGCAATTGTATTAGATGGGACAATCAATGTAT